TACCTTAGCACCGTTGAATGCATTAGACATACCAGCGTTGTCATAGCTTCGGGTATCGAACCTAAAGTTTGATGGCTGGAATGCAGGCAGACTGAATAAAGAAGTCGCACTGTACTCGTTGTTTATGTACCTGTACCTGTAGGCAAAGCTTATAAACCTGTCCTCCAAATAATTTTCTCCACCCACCACATTGATTAACTCAAACGTAGGTGCTGTCAGTGGAACTTCGCCAGTTGCTGTCTGGTCTTCAAAACCAGGTGGCTTTAGTATCACAGATATATCCTCCTCCTCTATACCATCCACATCCCCCGTAGGAAATTCGTATGTGTCGTTTACATTTATTCTCCTTGGTGGATTCTTTCCGTCCGTAAAGAACAGTAAGTCCTCGATCTTATCTACGCCAGTTATTAAATACTCTGGGTCAAACTTTAATACGTCAAGTGTTATCACATGGTATCTGAGCTGATTGTTCTGCGTGTTAAACGACACCACCATATCAACTACACCATCGGTAGCCACTGTATTAGCGGGGTCATGAACAAACCAGTACATAGTCTCCAGCTGCCCATCGTCATACGCACCTAAGCATGTTGCCGAGCTTGACAGTGACTGCCCACCATACTCTAATGTAGTCAAGGAGTTGTTACCCTTTGAGTTCTCTACAGCACCTATCTCAGTGTTTTCAGTAGAACCCAGACGCACGTTTATAGCATCTACATATTCACCTGGTGGAAGGAGTCTCTCGTCCACAGACTTATTCATCCTACCTGCAATAAAGTTTGTATTTATTATTGGCATATTATTATTTTATCCATTTATCCTTGCCCCTCATGTTCATCAGAAGCCTGCCAGGGTGTATGTTACTTAGTCTTAATTTTGCGTTCCTTAGTAGTGATGACTTGTCTTTCCTTGCCCTGTTCACTACATACTCCTGCACACCAAGCCTGCCGTTTAAAATAGAGTAACGTATGTACGCATATATGTACTCCTCAAATAACTTATTTAAACTAACAGATGCATCGTCTCCGTTCTCCATTCCGTCAGAGACATACTCTAATACCACTGACCTCATGCTACTCCCAGAGCTAAAGTTTATTACCCCCGCCTTCTTGTCTACATTAAACGTGGGGTTTGAGTTTGCTGTCTCTGTATTCAGACCAAACCTTGCGCCAACCTGGTAGTCAAAGTACCAACACCCATCTACATTCCATCCCTCCTGCCCGTCATAGACACTGTTTGAGTTTAGGTATATACTCCTTGACCCACCCCTTATACGGGCTAGATCTATTTCACTGTCCTGAGGGCTTAGTACATTGCCGTCTTGGTCGAATAATAGGTTAGCATCGTTGTCTTGTAGGTATGCCTTGGCGTAGCTTGTCTGTATGTTTTCAGTCAATGGACGCAGTACACCATTCCTCCACTCAGATATCCTAACCCAGTTCACAAAATCGGATGGCAAAACAAACCTATAGCTGCTGTCTAAGTCTAGCTGCAGTATCTTTATCTCCTTGAGTGCATCGTAGTTTAACTCCTGTATACCACGCTTTGCATGGAACAGTACCTGAAACCTGTTCAGGTTGTTAACCAACTCGTGGTTTCCTTGGTATATAAGCATGAAGTTATTAACTATATCCTCTAGTGTTACATACTGGTACGAACCCCAATTCGCATCGTTAGGGTTTCCCTCGTTGTTTGTGTAGTACTGGTACTGATTTATATATGCCATCTTAACTTGTTTCTTGTGTATCTAATGCTTCCTGTCCCTGTGCAAACTGTACAACATCTGCCTCCCTTATCTCTACTCCCGCATACTGTAAAATCTTATTAACTAAGTTAGGTTCATCTGAAAGCGGTAGCTCAAAGTCTTGATACAGTCCATCAGATATATTAAATATAGGGTCGTTACCAGAGGTCTCTAAGTAAGTCCAGCTAGGTACAAACGGATACCTAATATACTGAGCCAATACCTGCCCCTGTTCGTATACACTAGATGGGTATATCTTAGAGCTTAATGCGTTCTGAACATACGCAGGGTATGTCAACGTTGGCTTGGTTAGTATAGAGTTATCTAGTAAGGTTATCTTAGCCTGTGTTACCTTCTCTGCTTCCTTTAAGTTATTAGGATTATATACTGCGTAGTCTATAGGAGACGAAATAATATTTGTACTTTCCACCTGAAGCTGTGTCTCTGACACCACGCTCTCCACTAATGTGTTTGTTGGTACACCCCCAATACTATACCCAACAACATCTCCTGGAAGTACTCCGCTTGTTACAAAGGTAGCGTTTGTGTCTAGTATCTCGTTCTGACCAACCGCAAAGCTGGTTGTAGTACCCGTGGCCCTAATCGTTTGGTAGACTAACATCTTGTTAAGTAGGTAGTAGTCACTTCCGTTTAGTGTTGCGGTAGGGAGAAGGTACGAGCTTTTATTTAATGTAGCCGTACTCTGATTTTGTAGGGGTGCTAGTACCGTAAACGTGTCTATAACCTCCTCTAGTCCCTTTACTATATCTGCGTAACCAGTCCCTGAAGACCTGTTATTTTCTCTGTTGATCCAGTTGTTGTACTGATAAAAGTAGTCCTCAAACAAGTCCATTTGGGCTTGTAGGCAGTATAAGTTAAAGTCTTGGGGAGATAGATATCCGTAATTGTTTTTATTGAGTACAGCTAACACTGTATTTCTCACAGAATTTATCATCGATATTCTTTTTTACAAAGATAACAAAAAAAAAGAGGCCTAATTTTTTAAGCCTCTCTCTCTTTCTGTTTAGTTAACGCTACTATGCATTAACAATACTCGTCACTGCCTTTGGTAGAACCATCTCGAAGTACGGCTTCTGCCAAGAAGTTGCAAGGGCTACCTCAGTTGCCTTGATAATTGCTAAACAAACGTCACTAGCTTCTTGATCTGCTGTAGTAACAGTAGTAGTAGTACCGTCCGTGTATTTAACAAGAACCGTTGGATCAGTCAATGCAGGAGTAGTTATAGTCTTAATTCCTGTAAGCCCTATAAGCTGTCCTTGAACTGCAGTAGCATTTGTAATCTTTAAAAACTTTACCATGATAAAAATTTAATGGGTTAATAATAGTCACAAATATAACTGTTATTAACTATTGCTACTTAAGCGTTTCTTTAGGAGCTTGTAAGTCTCAATGCCATCATCTGTCTGGAACAATGAAGCCACAATGTAGTACGGGTCTTCACCAAACGGAACGGTTAGTAACTTAGTTTTATTCTTTGGTAAGTTAAAGTAAACGTCTTTACCTGAGTTCCTAAACGACAGGTAAGAGTTATTAAAGAACTGAACAACATCATTGGTCAGGTCTAGCATAGGATCGTTTATGGTCTCCATAAAGTCATGTGGACTGTTTCTTGCATATACAAGTACATCCCTCTTGATCTCAGCGGTAGACATCTTGTCAACCGAAACCCCGATCAATACCCTTGCCACAGCCAATAACTTATCGCCCTTTAATTCCTTTGCAACAATCATTGCATCAACAGCCTTCTCTACCATCTCTAACTCTTTGGACGCATCCCTTGACTTATCTACAACCTCATACACCCTTCCATTAGACGGGTGGTAGTGTAAGAACTGCTGTAGTACTTGGTTTTGTTTAGGTACGAATAGCATGCCATCCTCGAATACGATAGGCTCTAGTATAGCGTTACCATCCTGCTCATCCTCGAACGGACTCTTTTGGTTTCTCGCATACCTCAGTGGCCTATTAAGTCCCTTGCCCTCATCGAAGTGTAGCAAAGGTGATCTCCTAGAGTGCCTTGATGACAGCATATAGCTGAGTGGCGCACGGTCTTGTTTTAGCCTGTAAGTTTTGTCTACAAACTTTTGTGTTTTTTTCATTTGATATAATTTAATTTAGAATTAAAAAAGGGGAGACTCTTACATCTCCCCTAACATTACTACTTATTATGCATCTTGGAATAAGAAGAAGTTGTTTGCGCCTAATACACAAACTGCTCTCTCTGTCAAGAAGTTTACCTCCATAGCATCCAAAGAAGATGTCCTTGCTCCACCAGCTGAACCAGTGATCCAAGTTTTATAACGTCTGTCTTCAGTCTCAGAAGCTCTGTAACGAACGTGTAAGAAAGGACGCTTTGCATTCTTTCCTAGTACCTGGTCGTATACTGTAGTCGAACCAGCAGGAACTAACATTCCGTTGATCGCACCGCCTACAAGACCGCCTCTCATTGTTGGGTCGTTAAGATACTTCCAGTCAGACTTATAGAAGTCATAGCCTCTCCTGAATCCTGAGAACCCAAGATTTAAAGCCATCTCCTCATCATTGTCAAACAGTCCATATGAAGTACCACCAGCCCCGTAAGAGTTCTGAGCAGCTAACATGTCGTCCATATCAAACGAGAAGTTTCTGTTCACGAAGAGAACGTTCTCCTCGATTGCTCCCTGCTTGTCTAGCCTCTGTATAATAGAATCAAACTCAGCAAGCGTTGTTGGATTACCTCCACCAAACACGTTACCTCTCTGACCCACTACGTAGAACACACCCTCTGAACCGTTAAGGTTAGCTTGTGAAGTTCCAGGCGCTCCTTGAGTCCCTTGGAAGAAGTCTCCTGCCCCAGAACCAGCCTCTGCAGGCACGGCCTCAATCATTGCAGTCTCCATGTAGTCCTCGAAACGTAGTCTCGTGTCATGCTCAGACTTTAGATACCAAAGGTATCCGCTTACTCCGTCCTCGCCTGATACCTCTATCCATCCAATCTGAGCCATGTCAGAACCAGAGACAGCATACTTGTCCTTGATAATTATTGGCTTGTTGTCAAAGATTAGGTCGTCAGACTCGTTAGATCCTACCATCCCCTCAGTTCCCTTGTTGAACTCAGACCCGTAGATAAATATATCACAAGCTACATTCGCTGCCATTGCTTGTCCACCTGCCTCGTAGTAGGCTATTGTTACTGTGTTTGCTGTAGGAGTTGCCGTGATCACACCCTTGTTAGTTAGGGTAGACCCAGGTGTCCTGTCTGATATCATTACCGTCTGTCCAACCCTCAATGCCGCTGAACTACCGTTAGCTAGGGCAGGGTTAAAGTTAGGGCCTGGGCTAGGTATAGTCCAAGTTGCAACTGTCGTTGCTGCACCAGCTGCAGCAGGTGATGTACAGTTTTGGTACTTTATGTGTAGTCTTCCCTGCTCTGCCCACTTGATAAGGTCAGAGTTAGAAGGCATCTCTGCTCCCACTAGTCTTAGGAAAGATGATACACTTCTATTTCCATATCTCTCAAACTCTTTCTCGTAAGTATCGGGTAGATACTGATTCAAGAAATCAAAGTTTGTGATATAGTTACTTTCCAACGGCACTTGCTGTGCTGATGGCTGCAGGTCGAAACCTGGCGTTGCATTTACTGCCATAATTTTTTACTTTTTTTTGTTAATTATTTTTTTAAACTTCTAATTTTGAGTCCCTTCCCGCTGCTTGTGTCTCCAACAGAACGAATTTTCAAACCATCTTTTGATGAGAGCTGAGGTGACTTACGTACATCCATGTTTATGTTCTTGGACTTACGTGTAACGTCATCAACCGCTGCTGCAACACCTTGTTCATAAAAGAACTGAGCAAACTTCTCTGGATTCATAGCAACCGATAAGGCCCTGTGGTAATCCTTTGTCTCGCTCAGTAAACCCTCCTTGTCTACAAACTTGTTTATAAAGTTGTTTACGTCAGACTGTTTGTTATACAGCTCTTCTGCTGTACCTGGTTTGTAATTAATCTTCTTTTCACCGACCTCAAATTCAAAACCTTTGAACTCGTTGTTAAACACTTCCTTAGTGCGGTTTAAGAAGTAATCATATCGCTTCTGATTTTGTTCAGCAACAGAATTAGATTCGTTTATATACTTATGATATGCACTTAAGTTTTCTTTCTGATCTTCAGATAACCCACCCCCACTTGACTCAAGAGGAATTTTATATTTATCTTTCTGTTCATTAAAAAACTTACGTGCTTTCGCAAGTTCTCTTTTCTTAGCCAGCTGTCTCTTCTTGATATCCTTGTCGTCATCAAGCTCATCATAACCAAACTTATCATCCATCAAGTCCTCGATGTCTATCGCATCTAAACCCTCCTCATGAATAGCCATGTAGTCAGCTAGTATAGAGTTCTCGTCCATGCTATCGTAGTCCTTTTGTAGTTTATAAAAGTCCTCAATACCACGCCCAGTCTCTTTCTTATACTCAAAATACTTTAACACATCATCAGGCAACTGCTCGTTTGACTCTCTCGTCTCGAACAACTGATCAACTGAATCAATGTCCTTGTTATACCTTTCCTTTATATACGACAGAACACTGTCGTCATCTATAGTTAATGGCTCAGGTGTAACCTCTGGCTCTTTAGTTATAACCTCTGGCTCACTAGATACAGTCTCTGCGTCAGCAAAAGACTCTTCATGTTTCTTAAGTAACTGCTCCTCTATCTCAGCCTTTGATTTTTCTTGGTTTCCACCAACTTCTTTTACTTGTAAATTCATTTGATTTAATTTTGTACAAAGTTAATACATATTATATAATAATATTTTAGCCTACCTTGGGTTAAACTCAGCTAGATCAAAGCCATCTAAACTGTCCTCGTTAGACTCAAAGTTTATTGGTGGCAGGTTTCTCTTCCTCTGCTCAATCATCTTAGACTGCTGCGTGTTAGCCTGAGTAATCCTGTCAGACTTAGCCTTCTCCCTTGACTGCTCCCTCATATCTATCTGCTGCTGTTCTAAGCCCCTCATCTGCATCTGGTAGCCGAACTCAATCTCCATCAACTGAGCCTTTAGCTGCGCCTCGTTCTTTAGCTTCTCAATATCCATAGCAACCTCTGCTTGCTTTATCTGCATCTTAGCCTGTGTCTCTGTCTGTATCCTCATCTGTTCGGCTTGAGACTGTGCCATTACTTGCTGCTGTTGCATCTGTGCCGCTGCTTGTTGCTGCTGCTGTACTGCCTGCTGCTCTGCCTCCTGCTTTCTTTTTCTCTTAACCTTCAATAGCTGGTTAGCCATCTTTAGGTTATGTATCTCCCTAATGTCAATAGCGTCCTCAAGGTTTATATCCTGCTTGGATAATGCCATCTGTATGTTCTGCTCAAGCATAGCCTTCTGCTCCTCGTCTGGAGACATCTCTAGGAATATACCAAAGTCATACAAGTAGAAGTCCCTTAGGTCTTCTAACAGCCTTAGGTTGTACTTACCAATCTGCATAGCAAACTGATTCTTAAAGTTTGAGTACTCCAATATATCTGATGTCCTTATAACAATACCCTCAGCCAAACGCTTTGTTATATATAAGCTGCTGTTAAGTATGTGTCTAGTTGCCGTGTTAGAGCTTAGTGCAGCGAGCTTCTGTACACCAACCAACGCCTGTGGGTTAGGGCTTGAAGCATCCCTTGCCTCGTTCAATCCAGTAACCGTCCTAATCATGTCCATGTAGTGATTATAGTTACCTATCAGCATCTGTAGCTTACCTGACCCACTGCTTGATGTAAGCTGCTGTATCGGCTGCCTTGCGTTATTAAACTCACCGTCTTGGGTGTAAGACCTACCAACAACAGAACCTGTCTGGAAGTATAGCCTCAGTGCATCCTCAGGGTTGTAAGCGTTACCTGTACCCAAGTCTACCTCGTTTAATCCATCAGCGTCTATGAACACACCGTCTGGTACAACACGAGAAACTACCTGCTGTATCTTTAAGTGTGTCATCTGTATAAGGTCTGCAAAAGGAATCATACGCCTCACTAAAGATTCGTATACACCCTTGTACATCCTTGGCGCACACGCAACATAGTTAGGCAGTGCATGCTGAGAAGCTGACTTTGGTCTTACCATATTTTCAGCTAACTCCCACTTCAATAAAATGTTTGTACCCATCACGATGATACCATCGTACCATACCTCTATATTCTTTTCTACCCTCTCAAACTTACCCTCCTGCTGCATCTCAATGGGTGGGTTAAACTGGTCGTCCTTAGCCACAACCTTGTAACTACCGTCTGCCATCTCCTTCTTCTTGTAAACAAAAGAGTGTGTGGTCTTGTAGTTAAAGTACAGCAGGGTGACTGTGTCACGCTGGAACATAGAGTTCTCGTAGTACTGGGCGTTGTTGTAGTAGTTATACCAGGACTGACTGTATTTAGATATCTTATCCATATCCTCGTTTGATATGTCTGGGTCTATCTTAACAAGTTCTGCCATAGGTATAGTCTTTACCTCACCCCAGTAGTAACAGTCCTTAAAGTATGGATCTTCTGTATAGCTGTACACAACGTTTGCAGGGTCAACATAGTCTAGCTGTACCCCCTGTCCTGGTAGGAACTGATGCTTTGCCATACTAACGCCAAGCGTCATAAGGTCGTAGTCGCATCTCTTTCTTATCTCGTTATATTGGTTCTGGTTTAGTATGGTGTCTATAGCCTCCTCCGCAGCAATCTCTATAGCTGGCTTATATTTAAGCTGCATATATAACTGAAGTTCCTCATCACTCTCAGGTAGCTCAGACTCTTCCGTCTGAAAAAGGTTTAGGTCAAAGTCTTGCTCTATCTGTTGAAACAACGGACGTGCAATCATCTCTCCCTCTATCATTTTCTGAAACTCATCCCTCTTCTCCGCTGACATAGCATCCTCTGCAAAGGCCTTCACCTTAAACAGCCTATCGTTTAATCCGTTTACTACTATGTCTACAAACTTAGGTATAACTGGAACAGGTGTCCAGTCTAGGTTAAGGTAACTTAGGTCTCCGTCTACCGCAATCTCGTTCTTGTACTTAGCCACAGACTGCTCACCACGGGCATACAGCCTTAGCCTATTGAACTCCCCCCACTGGTTGAAGAACCTACATGAACTATTGTCCTTCCTGAACCACTCGTACTGTATCGCCTGCCCTATCTGTAGGCCATACTCCATCGTATCTTTCTGTGCGTCAGTAACAAACTGATCAGGAAAAGCGGCTTGATTGATTTCTATTTTTACCTCTTTCATCTATTTATTATTCTACTGCGGGAATCAGTGTTGTTATATGTTGCAAATTTAATGCTTATTTTTTTATTTTCTTTTAACGGTGTATATAGGTGTTTTTGGTTAGCCATTATAGCCAGACCTGAACTTATAGACGCATCAAACTTTGTCCTGTTGTTGATATCAAACTTTGCCCAGTCCTCTAAGGTTCTTTCAAAGTATACGTCCCCCATGTCTCCCTCAGTTCTATATATACCAGTCTCATCTAGTCCTACATATTTTTCTATATAAGACTCAATAGCAGATGCGTGTGACTGCTTTACATCCTGGGATGTGTTAGGTATACCACCCAACTCCTTCTCTGTCTTAGACAGCTTTGAGTAAGCCTTGTCTGGTCGGTTTAAAGAGAACCCTCTATACCCCCTGTTCTTGAAGTGATACAGTAAACGAGGTTTATTGTTCTCACATAGGATAGGCATACCAAAGAACACACACGCCATCAACACCTCCTCAAAGAATATCTCAGCAGTCTGAGGCCTGGCTATGTACTCCAAGAAGAAATGATTACTTGGTATCTCCTCCATAGAAAACTTAGTCAAACCATGCAAAGATCCGTTAGACCCCTTGCCCACAACTACTCCAGATATATCGTAGGAATCGCATCCAAAAGTTCCAAGGTGTTCGTTGCCTGGAAAAAATCTACCATTCCTCCTTATTACATTATTCTGTAACGCAGGTTTAGGCATGTAAGTTACAAAAAATCTGCCTCTTTTATTTGGAGTCCAAACTACCTTGCTGTCCTTGATGCCATCCTTCCAACTAAACGAACCCTGAGTTACAAAGTGTTCCCTTATAAGGGAGTCGTTGTAATCTATCTGTTGGTATATCTTGGTTAGGTTAAATATAGACTGCTTACTCTCATCCCTAAAAGCATGAGACTCGCTACGAGGAAACTGCCTGTAGAACTCATTAAGTGCATCGGGGTCTGATGTTAGAGAACTAACCTCGTTGTCCCAGTAGTCAATAGCACCCTGACTAATAAGCTCTTCGTCAATACCCATGACTGGCTTGCTTGGTGTCTTTAACACAGGCATGCCATACACATCTATAAACCCCTCCATGTTCCACTCCATAGGAATGAATAGGTTATACAGTCCACTCTTAGTCTGTCCGTTTGAGTTCCTCTTAGATACGTCAGAGTCGTAGTATAGATGCTTAAAGTTTCTACCACCCTTGTCCAAGGCATTAGACGTAGAACCCATCATACATTTACCCACAACCTTGCTACCTAACCTAAGACATGTTTTAGTAACACGCCAGTTGTTTAGTATATTGTCTGGCTTGTCCCACTTTCCACTCTCGTCATGTATAAGTAGCTTTAGCTTCTCACCATCATAGCTGTTGTCTGAGGTGTTCTTCCAGTCAATAGTGGTGTCAAGCCCCTCAAGCTTTTCCTCTTCGTCTATGAGGAACATATTCTTTTTTGTAATCTTAGACGCAGGGACTCTGTAAGCAAGCTCTGTCTTAGGCTTATCCATACCGTCCTGTATAGGCTTAAAGAAGAATGGGTAGTTGTTTGATATGGGAACAACCTTGTCTGTAAACATCTTCTTTGCATCAGACCCTGTCTTTGACAGTATACCTACACGAGCATCCCTAGCAAGCGTAGCCATGTTTACACACTCCTCAGAACCCATGTAAGAAAACCCTGACCTCCTAATCTTTAGGTAGCATATACCAAAGCTTCTCTTGTCTGCCTTGCAAGCCTCCCAGTATATATAGAACACCCTATTGGCCTCCCTAAAGTCTGGTAGTCCAACATCAATCTTAGTCCACTGTAGATACATATAATGAGAACCTGT